ATAAAATTGAAACATTTCAACTTAACTTATTAAGGAGTTAAAGCTTATGAGATTCGAAAATCTGACAGACCTGTACTCCAGGCTACCAACTGATGTAACAATCAGGTTAAAGAATCATTTGCGCGGAATCCGTGAAGGTAGAAGTAAAGAGGTAGTCGCTTATCCTCTTGAACATCTCTCCGACGATCATATCAAGGAAGTAGTAGGCAATATGATCTCGGATAGCGGTGCACCAGACTTAGTAACTGAGGCCGACTTAAGAGAACTAGATAAATTAGGACCCAGAAGCATGATTGTGCCCTGGCAATCTAGAAAAGAAGACTTGCTCGCACACTTTAACCATGAAGAGCTCTCTCTTGAGGATTCATTAAACTATTTCCAAAAAGGAGTCGAATATGGAAACGCAACTTACCCGGGCGCGACAGAATGGCGGGGACGACGAGGACGACTTGTTACACTAAAAGAAGCCAGTAAATTCCTTGTCAGGCCTTCAACCGCAGGACTACCCTTCCTCAAAACAAAGGGCAACGTTCTGGACAAGGACGGTTTGGAATCAATTATAAACTCAGGTAGTTTCAGACACTACTCCATGCTGTACTCCCGATCGAAGTCGGCTACTGCATCACGCAATGTATGGGGCTATGCCGTTCTACAAACTTTGATGGAATATCGAATGTACCCAGTTATGATGGCTTGGGACAAATCGCATTCATTCCGCGCCGCCATGAGAGGCACAAGAGAATTGGATAAGATCATAACTGGTCAAGCTCTTGCTAAACCTCATGGCCATATCCATGCTTCGGTGGATTATTCATCGTTTGACACGTCTGTTTCTCCACGTTATCTGATGGAAGCCATGGGTGTCCTTGCATCCGTCTTCCACCCTTCGGATCACGAGTATATATTTGAGTTAGCGCATGATATATGGAACGTCAAGCTTGTCACCCCTGACGGAATCATGTCCGGACCCCATGGTATGCCTAGCGGCACCATGATCACCAACACTATCGACTCGGTCGTGCAAGTACTAGCAATGCGAGACGCAGGTGTTGATTTTAATTATTTACAACTTCAAGGAGATGACTGCTATGGTACAATTGCTGAAGGCTATAATGAAGCCTTTATTACTGCAATGCGATCGACGGGCTTCGAAGTACATCCTTCTAAGTCTTTATTTAATAGTGATATATTTAGTTATAACTCAAGGTTCTACTGGAGGGATAACAGACTTCGAGCTGATCCTTCGTTCCTCGGTGGAAGCTATGGAATTGGGAGGGCCGTTGTTAGACTAAAATATCCAGAACGTTTTACTGATTTCACGAAGATAGGCATCAGTGGAGAAAGCTATTGGGCGCTGGCCGCGTTGTCGAAACTTTCCAACTGTGTCAATCATCCACAATTCGAGACATTTGTAAAATGGTATGCTCAGTATGACCCCAAGATACTCAGTTGGAGTCAAGAAGATCGGAATAGGTATAAAGCCGCCTATGTCGGTAAGGTAAGAGCGGG